AACTAGTCCTTGGCAGTTTACTCCCAAGGGACTAAGCAATGTCTCTAATCTTAGATGGGCGGTGGGTCAGCCGTTAGGCTTTAACCCTTCTTTCCATTTAGCCACTGTAACGCATAGTTTCCTTTTAAAGGGACTATGTCGAGAAATGGGTCTTAATGACTTCTTGTCTTACGCTGTTGTTGGTGACGATGTTCTGATCACAAATAAACAACTAGCAGATAAGTACACACTGATCATGGCCGGTTTAGGTGTAAGTATTTCATTACACAAATCTTTGGTATCCGATCAGTTCGCAGAGTTCTGTGGTAAGCTTCTAACACAGGATGGTGAAGTTCCATCTATAAAAACTCGTATGATAAGTCATCCAGCGCAGTTAGCCAGGTATTTTGAATACTATGGCCCTGTACTTTATTCACACCTTTCCAAAGTTGAGAAAAAGTGGAGCGCCCTTGCGTTTCTTCCCGTTGAATACGGAGGAAAAAGCATAAGGCCTATTGGTATGTCCTACTCAGATTGGTTAAACACTCTGAATCAGGATTACCTAGTTCGTAAAGACGTTATTTCCCGGCTATCCGATTCTCTCGGAACACCCGTAAGTAAAGTCCATCTAGATCAACAGTCTGAGCGGAATGTTAAATTCTCACTCGAGTGTTGGAAAGCCCTCAGTAATGAGAGCTTAGATGGGGGTTCTGGTCGTATGCTACGCCTCTCGAAGGCAAACCACATTCCTGTGGTTGCGTATGATGAAATCCCGGTACCAAACCAAAGTACCGAAAGTCTAAGGCAGCCCCACGTCATGGACGTGGTAGACAATGCAAACCGTCAGGTATTGCATGATAGTTCTGACCAATCGTTAAGTGAGTCGAGGTTAAACTCTAACACTGACGAACAAATGCGTAATCTCATGCGGATCTTTAACAAGAGCCGTAGGAAGCGCGAAGATGAGGTGATATCTCAGAATTCTGGGAGTATCCTCAATCAAAATCCCTTAAAAGACTCCAGGCAACCTGTAAAAAGGCCAACTGTACCTAATGTAAAGGAATTAAACCATGACACAACCTCAAACAGCAACGATAGAGCAAGAAGTGCCCAACCGTCACAGCGGAGTTTTGCCAACGGAACAGGTTCGTCCCTCTTCGCCAAAGCTAGAGAAATCAAAAACCAAC